TATCATTCCCTAGCTTTATATTTTAGGTAAAAATACTAGGTTATATTCTATATTACTACCGTTTTTTTTCTACATCAATCCAAGAACCATACCTACTGCTCCCCAGAATATATCTCTCCATTCGGGCACTCCTTGTCTAAGCCACTTATCGTAGACGATTTCTTTCCCTACAAGGAGGAACAAGGTTAGTGCTATTGCTGTCCATACGGAGAAAAACCATTGCGCCATGCTTACTACAAGTATTCCTGCAATGAGGTGTTCCATTCCGTCAACTCTCAAATTGTTAAGGCATATATAGTCTAATGCCCTTCTGATTTTTCTTAGAAAGTTTGTAAATTTTCCCATAGTTTAGCTGTTGTCGTTGTTATCGTTGTTTTCATTGTTTTCTTCTATCGCCACCCTAGCTTCCATATCGTTTAATCTTCTGTCTTGTTCGTCCATTCTATCATCTTCATTATTTGCAGAGAAGTCACTTTCTTCTCTTGCTGTCTGTAATGATATTATTCGGGAGTTTACAAGTTGAACGAGTGTATTGTTCCATTCAGAGAAGTCTATGTATGAGTATGGCTCTATGGTAGCGTTTATTCTTAGAGCGTTATAACCTGTTGCGTCACCTTCCATTACTCCTACATAGTATTTGAATATATTTGCCATGTCATTTATGGCTGTATTCATCATTTGTGCATCACTTCTCGCCCATTCCATTTCCGGCTCGTAATACATTGCCGTTGTTCCAGTAGGTCTGTCACCTGATGATGATTGCATTGGCGGAACAACACCGCTTCCGTCAAGTATCCCGTTGTATATGTTATCTATTTCGGTGAACAGTGAGTTTGAAGCGTCCATTTTACCCATGAACTGTGCATCATCTTCTGCTCCTACACGTAAAATAGAAGTTCCTCCCAATCCGTTTCTTTGAATGTTTATTCTTCCGTTTGTCTTGATAAGTAGCATTTGGAATGCCTGTCGTGTGTTGTATTCTCCTATCATGGACATTAAGAACTCGAAATCGTCTATCAAGTCCTGTACTGCCCCCCAAAATGGAAGTTCAAGCCGTAGATATACTACAGGTATAAATCCCAGGTTATGGAATTGATGCAGTTGTATGATATTCCCGTTCTCGTCAATATCCGTTGCTATATCTCCGTTGGAATCCAGTGTATAAAACTCATCTTTAGTCCATACATCGACAAGTGTGTCTGTATGTTCTTCTCCATCAGCCGATATATATGTGGTTGTATATTCTCTTGCGAAAGCTATTCTTTCGCCTCTTCTGTTTTTATGCTCATATAGTATATCTCCTTTTGAGTAGCTGAAAGACCTGTATTTTATCTCGTCCTTATCCTTATATATATATATGGCAGCATCTCCTACCTTTCCGGCTTCGCTTATAAGTTCAAACTTGGCTGTTTCCATGAGAGAATCAGTCCAGTATTCCTTGTATGTTGTCAGCTTATCCCTGTTCTGCTGGTTTGACGCGCTTTTCTTTATCTGGAATTTAAGAGGATTGGTACATAGGTGTGATACCCTTTTCTTGTGTATCATCCTTTGAAGAGGAAATGCTCGTCTTTGCAGTACATAGGGAGTTGATGCCAATTTCTTTTTTCTTTTCTGAGCACCTACATTCGCGCTTTCATCATCCGATGATGTGGCATCCTCGTCTGACGGGATACTGTCTTTCCAGTCGGGTCTGTTGTGTATATAATGTCCTGATGTATCCCATTGTGCTAGAAAATCATCTTGTGACATATATTTGTATATCAAAGTGGAGCGTCTTGGTTTTTTCTTTGTTCCTCCACCTCTCCCATCGTCACATCTTGACGGAAGTGCCACTTTGAACGGTTCTTTTCGTAATAAAACGTCTAATTTTAAAATTTCCATAGGTAATTATAAATATTTTAATTCATCCATTATATCGTTAGGTATGTCAATCATTACATCACATATATCAAAATATGTCCTGTATAAAAATGTTCCTTCTATCAAGTCGGGCGAGCATCCTACAATCTTTTTTGCTTCCTGTTTTTTCAGCAGTCTTAGTTTCCCGTTTTCCCTTTCCACGTCACGTCTTATTGCTCTTCTCTGGTCCATCAGTGCTTCCCGTATTGTTTTGTTCACATACGGTTTGTCAAGAAGTTCCGGGTTTATACTGAATCCGCAATATCCTAGGTTTGTTCCTTTTATACGTGTTACCATTTCATCTGCAAGCTGTGCCCTTAGATCGAAATAGAATCTTACAGGTTGATCATCCTTGCTTTTGTCTAGTCTTTTCGGAACACCTCTAAGTATTGCCAGGCTTTCGGGGAATGCGTCACGGAATGTAGGTGCTCCAAGACCGTCAAATGCCAGTCTGTTTTCACCGATTCCCCATTTTCGTAGATTGTTTCTTACCCATCGGTTCAAATCCCTAGGCTTTAATGTGTTTGACCATTCTAGGTCTTGTAAGTGGTGTCCTATGAAGTGCCCCATTACACAAACGTCACCAAGACCGTATGCTATATCAAGTGTAGCACATTCAAAATAATCGTCAAACACAGGCTGAGATGAGAACATTTCCTCCATTTCGTCACGGGTTATCCACTCGTTTCCCCCTTTTATCAGCTTCCATGAACCTAATGCGTTTATGGATACTTCCTGTGCTGTTCCTCCAAGGTTTTTCTGATAGTCTGGATTGGAAGCCATAAGTATCTTGTTATCTTCCAGCCCAGAAGCTATAAAGGTTATGCTCTTGATGTATCTTTTACAGTTTGTTTCGTCAATTTTGGTATTTTTACCGAATCTTGCGATGATATAATCTTTTGCCTGAGCAAATACTTCTTGTGGGCTGTCACCCCATGCTGTTTCATGTATAGTATCTCCATATTGAAAGAAATATCTTACTTTCCCCGATCTTTCTGGAATTGCTATTCCATCATCGTCCACCCACCATGATACCAGTGCTCTCCAGAAATCGCTGTACGGATTTGGATTGCACGCGCCTATAAGGCTTGTCCTTAGTCCTGATGATGAACGCAATACCGTTTGAAGGTAGTTTATGATAGGTTCTGTTGCCTGTGAGCACTCGTCTATCGCCACCTTGACAACGTTACCACCCTGTTGTCTGTCCTTAAATTCGCTTACGCCTTTTTCTCCAGACAGGCAGGCATCACCGAAATAATCGTACCGTATTTCACCTCCTGCGTCAAGTCTTGAAAGGCGTTTTGAATCAATATACTCACCATAAGGTTCAACCATCTTTGAAACCACTTTAAGAATACCGTCCGCTTTTTCTGCGGATGTCTTGTCCTTACGGAAAACAAGTGCGGAAAATGACGGATGGTTGCATGAACTCAGTATATCCATTCCAAGGCATACGGATTTTCCTCCCCCACGATTCCCGTGAAGTATCTTTATCCCTGCCCTGTTCCTTAGAAATGCCTCCTGTGAACCTTTCTGTGGGGCAAGCATATTTACCTTGTACCCCTTGCTTCTTCTGTCCTCTATATATCTTTGGACGAAATCAAGGCTTTTATATGGTATGATTCCCCTTTTGCCATATCGTTTCAGCGATTTGACAACATCCTTAGTCTTTAATCCTCGGTATTTTAAGTCAATTTCTTCCATCGTTTTCTATGTATCCCGCAAATATAATGTTTTTTTAAATATTTTTTTGCTTATACACATTTTTTAACTACATTTGCATCGGTAAGAGGTACTTACTGTGCGCAAAGGTCTTGTGCATGAATCACATAAAAAAAATAAATAGTATATGGATGAAAATGTAAAAGTCATTTTTGAAGGTATCAAGAATGCGTTGGGAGAAAGTAGCTCCGTTATTACAGATCGTACAATCGAACAGACAATTAATGAGTTCTCAGCGTTCGCACCGCAGGAAAATGCGGAAAAGTTCTGGAATGAAAGTGTTGTGAATCATTTAAAGAACACTGTGGCAGGTCAGGTAAGAGCGTTTGCGTCTGATAAGCGCAAAGAGTGGGATACAATCAAGGAACAGGAGATATCCAACTTGAAAAAGGAATGGGAAAAATCACATTCGTCACAACAACAACAACAACAATCATCCGAACAGAAACAGTTTGAGTTGCCCGATGATGTCAAGGCTAAACTTGAAGAGTTTGAAAAGTTCAAGAAAGAGTTTGAAGCTAAAGAGCAGGAGGAAAAGCAGAAGCAGATTGTAACTGAAAAGCGCAAGAAGCTGTCTGATTTGATTAAACGCCCGGAAGCGGGTATGCCTAACGAGTTGTTGCGCAACATCATTTTTGAGAACATTCAGATTTCGCCCGAAGAGGAAGATACAAGCATTCTTCTGAAAATACAGGGAAAGTACAATGAAACGTGTACTAAATACACAAAGGATGGCATTAATCCTTTTATCTCTGACAAGGGTGGTTCTAGCGATGTAAAGTCATTCATAGATAGAAAGAGAGAAGAAGATAAGGCTAACAAGGAAAACAACATTGTCAGCCGATATTACAGTAAAATTAACAAATAGTTTTTTTAATTATGAAAGCAGGAGTTCTTGCAACAAGTTATAGTAAGATTGGTGGCGCAAGACATATCTTTTCTAATGATACGTCTTTGCACGTACTGTTGGTAGGATGTAACGTTTCAGTAGAACGTATGCCTACAGTTGGGAACAAACTTCCGGCTGGTACCATGATTAAATGTGATTCCTCAAAGCAGAATGGCGGTGACATTCACTATTCATTCAGAATGTACGAGAAATCGGATTCTGGTGCTACGGTAAAAGTTGAAAAAATCATGGGTAATACAGTTGCCAAGGTTGGCATGGTTGTCGGTAAAGCACCTACTACTGCCGCAGGTACTACAACTGGTTATACCATTAACGCTATTGATTCGTCTCATGACGAATATGACATCCTTACATTGTCTGGGGATGCAGGTAAATTGGAATTGACCGATATTTTGGTTGAAGTTACACAGGTTGGTGCTAGCGCAAAATTCAAGGTTATTCCTAATGCTATCCTGCCTTATGATGTTGACACCATTCCCGGTGCCACTCTCTATCCTTTCAACGGTGCATGGATGGTGACAAGTGAGATTTTGGAAAAACGCATTCCGCCCGTAGCTTCGGCAATCAAAAAGGCGATGAAGGATGATGAATCATATCCTTGCGTTTTCCGTTACACATTGTATAACTAATTAAATTTTTTCGTTTTATGCAAAGATCGACATTTAGTTTCTATGATTGGCATTTCTCTGGGGAGATGCAGGAACTTATGGATTATGCCAATCAGAAATTTGATAACGAAAACTGGAGAAGCTACGGAGATTGGGATGTTCCTCAGATGAGTAAATCATGGAATGTCATGGTTGACGAATACACACAGGCTACCCGTCCTGTAATGCTGGCTCCTTTGGCTGAAAAGCCTATTATGGACACTACGGGATTTGAATGGTATTCGGGCCGTATTCCGAAGATGGGTCACGCCATTCAGTTTATGGAAACCGATATTCAGGAGTTCTATGAACTTGACATTCCGCAAGGTGCATTGCTTGACAAGATCCGTGAGAAGTGGTTCACAAAGATGGAAGCGTGTATCCAAGGCTTCCATACCGAGTTGAACTGTATGACTTATCAGGCTCTTTCTACAGGTATGCTTAACTATACAGCCAGTGGCACTAACTCAATTCCTGTTCAGATCGACTATCGTGTTCCTGCAAAACACAAGTTGAAAGCGTTGAAACAGAAATGGTTTAGCGATACAGACTGGGCACCGAACGAGAACGCTGATCCTATTAAAGACCTTCAAAGAATGTGTAAGATTGCCGACAATGATGGTGTTCCATACGATCACTTTGAAATGTCCAAGGATTTGTATGACAACTTCCTGATGCACCCGAAAGTGACAGCAGCAGTACAGGCTCGTCTTGTTCCTGCCGCAGCATCTACTACAATCTATCCTATGAACAATCAGGAGATTGTTGATGTGCTGATGAAGGTGTTCTCTATTCCTGTGATTATTCCTGTTGATGAAAAATCAAAATGGAACAAACTTGGCGTGATTGAGGAAGCCAAACCGTCTTTTGAAAAGAATACCGTTGTTCTTGTTCAGAGCGGTCAGTTCTTCCGTATCAAGAACTCACCGTCAATGTATTTGCAGGATACCAACCCGGCTGTACGTATTTCTTCTTTGGAAGGCGGACGTATCGCGTTCTTGCATCAGTATTCTTCCGAACCGTATGCGGAGAAGAGTTCAGGTGAGTTGTGGGCGTGTCCTGTGATGAAGAATCCGAACAACCTTATCATTATGAAGGTTGACGAACAGTCAAATACAGGATTGTAAAAAGTTGAACCATGAAAGTCATTATTGATATAAATGGAGAAGGCACAGCAAAGGGCGCAGGGGAGTATTTCATTGGAGATACTCTCACGCTCCAAGCTATTCCCGAAGAAAGTGTAGAGTTCGGATACTGGCTTATTGCCGACAATGAAACATTGAAGCCGGAGGATAGACTGAAAGTTTCGGATAATCCGTTCACTATTCAAGTTACCCCTCAGATAACAGCAAAGGGTAACATGAAGGTAGAAGCATATTTCTATATGTCTATGCGTGAATATCTGAAAGCACAGATTGACTATGAGTTGAAAAACACATCGTATATCAGTGTTGCCCAGAAATGGGGATTCCGTTTGTCTGATGATAGCCGTGAAACGTCTGAGATGAAGAAGGATTTGGCTTATGCTGATTTGTTGCTCATTGTTTGTACTGCCCCTTCAACGATACAGGGAAAGACAAAGAAAGCCGGAAACTGGTCAATTACCGACACAAGCAAGACTATTTCTATCAATGACAAGAAAAGATTGGAGCAACGCGCAAAGGATTTATACGCCAAATGGGGTTTGAATTTGGATGTTGGAACAGATGTTGAAATAACTAGATTAAGATGGTAGTATGGGAAAGAGTATTTTAGGTGAAGATATGTTTCCTGATATGGTGAGAATTTATCAGAACAAGAACAGTTCGGATAAATATCAGACCACCCCATATTGGGAGATGATATACGAAGGAAGGGCAAACATACAGGAAAAGGATACTGGTTCGGAAACGAATGATGTTGACAAGTCCGAATATGCTGCCTACCTAGAAGATAACGATGTAACCATACCTTCCGGGTGTCTGTTGGATTGGCAGAATTTCAACCATCCGTTTTCGGACAACAGCAATAGCTGGCGTGAGATAAAGAAACCTCCATTTAACAATATGGAATTTGGTACGGTAATATACTTTAACCAAATAGAAAACTAGAATACTATGACAATCAATTGGACGGAAATAATACTTGCTTTGTTGGGTACAAATGGCATAACCCTTCTAACTTCAATGTTAATGTTTAAGCAGAAGAAGGAAAAGATGGAAACTGAAATTGATTCTTCTACCTTGGACAATCTTGAAAAGGGGTTTGCTATTCAGGGTGCTCAGTTGAAGAAGGCGCAAGAGGAAATTTTGAGTTATCAGCAATCTCTCCACAATGCTTATCAGAAGATACAGGAGCTTTACAATGAACTGAATGATATTAAAACAGAACTGAAATGCGCTAAAGATGATCGAGATTTGCTAAAAAAGCAGATTGAGAAACTGAGTAAACCAGTAACAAGAGAGACAAGTACAAAAAATGCAGGCAAATAACAACGATAAAGTATTGAAAGAGTTTGGTAGTAATGTCCAGCTTGTCTTGGATGCTTCTATCATGCAGTTCATGGAAGATATCGCCACGAATATCATGGATGATATAAAAGACATGGAGGGATTTACCAATCAGACTTTTAATCTTGAAGATAGTTATGGATGTGGCATTTATAAAGATGGGGTCCTAAAGAAGATTGTGTGGGCAAATGCAACGAAAGTTGCAAATGAGCCTAGGAAACGTAACAATGTCGAGTATTGGGGGCGTGAACTTGCCGAAAATTTCTTCAACAGTTATAAATCCGATGGTTCTGAAAAATATGAACTGGTTGTCGCTGCTGTCATGTATTATGCCAAGTATGTTGAGAACTATCATTTGTTGAATGTTCTTTCAGATTCTTGGATTAAGACAAAGACAGATTTAAAAGGGGGCAAATATACTGTGGTTTTTAAGAAAATTGCAGCTAATATGTTAAACAAATATTTTAAGTGAAGTTATGGGCTACTTTAATCCTTCAACAATAAATACCACCTTGTACAATATTGTATTGGACAAGAAGATTGCTGACGATGTATATAAGGTACAGCGTCCTGCAAGTGTTGATGATAAGGTAACTAGTTTTATTGTCGTAAACAACAATACAAGAATTGTCAGCAATACCGAGAGCGGCCCCTACGGTCACTTCGGGAAAGGCGAAACGATGGCTACGGTTACTCTGTTTGTAAGGGCATTGCCTGGGAACGTATATCCGTCTGTCATGGATGCGTTGAGTGAGAAAATGGTAGAACTGTTCCCGCAAAAGACTGTGCAGCTTCATTTCGAGATATTTAATGTTTTACCACCAATGTTTGACGGGGTTGGGTTCTATTATATGTCCGTCCTGTTGAATGTTGATATTTCAAAGGATTAGCTGCATGAGAAACGTGAGAAAAAACAGTGGAGGCGCATCGGTAGATACGTTTTCAACAATTAACAATAACTTTTTAAATACAGAAAATAGAATGGCACGAGTAAATTTAGACACTAGCCCTGCTTACTTGAACGGGCAGTCGGCTGCTTTGACATTTGATGCGATTGAAATCACCGATAGTACTCAATATTCAAGTTTTAAGAATCCGAAGATTCTTCCCAATATTGAGTCTGGTACTACGGAATCTTCTGGTACTGACGCTGACACTTCTGAAACAAAGAACGAGCAGGGTGCTACCGTATTCCAGAATATCACACCGGGTACTATGGCATTTACCTTTACAGGTATGTCCACTTCAAAAGCCGCTTTCGCTTTCTTTACACAAGGGAACGAAGCCAAGGCTGAGTTGGAATTAAGTAGTTTAACTGATACTGTTGATGCTTTCGGTAAGGGAACTTCTCAGAAACTGAAAGCGTTTGGTGCAAGCTCATTCAAGCAGTTTGTACGTCCTATCGGTATTATCAACGGTACTGGTGACCGTATGATCTTCTTCCCGAAGGCATCATGGGCTGTCAGCTTCACAGGTGCTCCAAGTAACGCTGGATACCTTGGATTCTCCGTTACTGTGACAGCATTGGAAGTTAACACTCAGTATTTGAAAACCATGATGGTTCTCGAACTTGACAATTCGGGAGAGGGTGCTTGATGTATATGGGGTGATGAATTATTAGCCGGGCGTTTTGTCCGGCTTTTATTGTTTTTTAACTGATTGTGTTTGATTTTTGTTAACCTTTGTTGTATTTTTGCTGTAAAAAATAACACCATGACAGATAAAGAATTGTCTGATAAATTAAAGCAAAAGGCTATAAGTCTTGGAGCTTGCGAAAAAGGGTTGAACGAATGGGGTAACCTAGATAAATATGAATTATGCGAGATGTATATTAGATACATTGATTTCTGCCTGCTTAACAGATACCCGTCAAATGAAATAATCAAGAAGGAGTTTGCAGGATTTAGGGAGAAGTTTAATGTATTCGTTGATGATACAAACCTGTTCATAAGCAATCCTAAATGGTCTATTTTTAACGGTTCGTGTGATTGTGTTGTCACATTCAACGATTTCGGTATAGGAGAGATGTATGTCAAGGATAACAGCCGTGTAAGTCTTGTTGCGCTTGATAACAGCATAGTTCATGTTTCTTTGATTGACGATGCCAAACTTGATATTGTATCGTCTAAATATACAAGGGTATTCGTTTATACAAATACTCCAAAGAACATATCAAAGGTAGATGTGAAAGGAAAATTAATGATTAAACCGTTCAAGTTAGTTTAAAAATGGGAATATTCAACTGGAAGCAACCTGACTTAGATGATCAGATAAAGATGCAGAAGTTTGCCACTCATAAATACAAAGAGGTTATGGTTGGCAATAAGAAATTCAAGGTGCGTGGTCTTAGACTAGGCGCATACGATTATATTGTAGACAAGCTGTTGATACGTGACATTATCAACCCCGATACAGCGAAAAAGGAAATGATTGCAATTATGAAAAATGACGCATCTATTCCGTACAAAGTTGCAGCGGCAGGAGTATTGAATAACTATTGGTTTTTTGAGATAATTCCTTTTGCAAGGCGTATATACGCTTGGTGGTTAAGCAGGCACTATGACCATAAGGAACTCACTCCGTTGATAGAAGCCATCGTGGAGGGGGCTAATGTAAGTGATTTTTTTACAAATACAATCCGTTTAGCGTTCTTGATAGATACGACAGCGACATTAAGCAAGAAGGATGCCATGAAATTATCTCTCGATGCAAAATCGGCTCACGAGGATCTATCCAAAAAGATTTCCCCCAATTCAGAGGAGATTTAAGGCTATTCGGAGGATTGATGATAATCAAGGACTGGGCTTTGCTATGGAAATATTCATGGAGTTATATACAGGCAGTAATAATGGACCAGCCTAAACTTGATTATCATTTTGAAGAGAAAGTTAAGTTGTACAAGGCTTCTCTTACAGAAGATTTATATAAGGAAGCTAACAAGGATGCAAGTGGCTTTATATATAGATTCAAAGAATCTAAACCTAAAGAAGAGCATCCCGATATATTACTAAAAGATGTTTTGCGATGATAACAAAATACGATCCTAAAATATATCCCCTTAAACTGTATGTTGCAGTGGGGGATGATCAATGGGGAAAAATATATAGAAAATTCACCAAACTTAATCATGACCCGATAGATACATCCAAAGATGAAATTAAGAGATGTAATGGCATGACTATTTTTGTAAGGGAAAAAAGTACAAACCATTTAGGTGTACTTATTTGTTTATCCAACGATGGTATAGGGGTGAGAACTGTTGCTCATGAATCTGTTCATTATGCTTGTAATGTATTTGGGTATTGTGATATTTCTATGGGATATGAAAATGGGCAGGATGAGCACTTTGCATACCTTTTAGGTTGGTGTGTTGAGTGTGTAATGGATAGTGTTGCGAAATATTTAAAAAACAATAAACATTAACTACCCACAGGCTAAATACCTGTAGATGTTGATTAGACTAAGTACGTTAGGAGAGAATATATAGTTACCAAGGGGTGTTTGCTCAAGCCTCTTGCTCTAAGGTCAGTGATTAAACAGTTCTGTGGGGTAGGAATAGTGTTGCTGGCATATAAAACCTTTCCATAACATTGTCGATGAGCATTTAACGGAGAAATCCGACTTATAGTAAAAATGGTTTACGTAATTAACAAACAAGGACAAGCACTTATGCCAACCGAAAGGTTTGGTAAGGTGAGAAGGCTGTTAAAAAACAGTCTAGCCCATGTTGTGTGCCGTATTCCGTTCACAATTCAATTGGATTATGACACAACAGATTATACACAGCCCGTAAGTTTGGGTGTAGATGCTGGTAGTAAGCATATCGGCATTTCAGCAACAACAAGTGAAAAAGAATTGTATGCAGCAGATGTGGAATTGAGAAACGATATTGTGGATAAGCTATCTACTCGTAGGGAACAAAGAAGAACCCGTAGGAGTAGGCTTCGTTATCGCAAGGCTCGTTTCAATAACAGGGTATCTTCCAAGCGTAAAGGTTGGCTAGCACCATCTGTTGAAAACAAAATCCAAACTCATTTGACTGTTGTTGAGAAAATACATAAGTTCCTACCGATAACTAATATTGTAGTTGAAACGGCTTCCTTTGATATACAGAAGATTAATAATCCAAGTATATCTGGCAGTGAATACCAACAAGGAGAACAACTTGACTTCTTCAATGTGCGTGAATATGTGCTATTTAGAGATAATCATATTTGCCAACATTGTAAGGGTAAGAGTAAAGATAAAGTTTTGAATGTGCATCACATAGAGAGCAGAAAGGCGGGAGGTGATAGCCCAAACAACTTGATTACCCTTTGCGAAACTTGTCACAAGGCATATCATAGAGGTGAGTTTAAATTAAATGTAAAGCGTGGAAAGTCATTTAGAGATGCCGCCTTTGTGGGGATTATGCGATGGAGTTTCTATGATAGACTAAAGAACATATATCCTAATGTAAGTATGACTTTTGGCTATATCACGAAGAATACCCGTATCACTAACAATCTCCCTAAAGAGCATTATGTTGATGCAAGGTGTATCAGTGGTAATCCTGTGGCTAAACCTCTTGGATATTATTTCTATCAGAAGAAGGTAAGATGCCAAAACAGACAAATACACAAAGCTAATTTCTTGAAAGGTGGCAGAAAGAAACTCAATCAAGCACCATTCTTGGTAAAAGGTTTTAGGTTGTTTGACTTGGTTGAATACCAAAAAGAGTTGTATTACATCTTTGGAAGAAGAAGTAGTGGTTCCTTTGATATTAGGAAATTGGACGGAACTAAAGTGAATAAAGGTTCTATCAATTGCAAGTATTTGCGGTTGATAAACAAAAGGAAAAGTATATTAACTGAAAAGAGAATGCAAGTAAATTTATGAAGATTAGTTTGTTTGTAAATGGAAATTTGGTGTGCGACCGAAGCGAAGCGAGGGAGCACAGGGGCAGTCTAGCTGCACAGGGGCAGTCTAGCTGCACAGGGGCAGTCTAGCTGCACAGGGGCAGTCGAAGTTATAACACTATGTGGTGAGGAACTTCCTAGTGATTATGACATTTCTGATGCTGTTATAATTGATGGCGATATTCATTGTCGTAGTATCAGTTGTAATGGCATTGTTGTTTGTAAAGGTTCTTTTACCGTTATAGAGGAAGGGGGTGATTATGGGTCACTCTAACGGTAAAATCACTGCACCTGTCGGATTGGATAGTGATGTATATCCTACCCTAGGCATCGGTCCTACTAGTGACGGTTATGATTTGGGGTATGCGTGTGCAAATACGCATGGGAAAATAAATAAATGGAGTAAATATAAACCTGTGAGGCAACCATACTTAGATTATCGTTCTGATTATTGGAAAGCTAATGATGGTTTATGTGGTCTAAGTGTAGTGGGATACATGTCGCCAGGAACGCTTAATAGCGGATTTCTAAAAGACCTTTTTAATGGCGTAGACTGGGGATATAATGCTCCTACTGGTGGAGATTCAGCACCTTATCGGATATTGGATTTCAACGGATATAATCATAATGCTATAGTTCCTTTTGGAGATGACGTTCCATCAGATGTATATTTGGACACATCTAATAATCTAGAAATACAACTTGAACAGACAACAAATGCTGATGATAACATTTTGCTATCCTATTTAAGCTATCAAGGAACTCCATTTTCTGAAATGTATGCAGGGGTAGGACTTTTACAAAATACTAGATACATTTTAGTAACATCTGAAAGTATGTTTACTGATTCAGTATCTATAAGGTTATTAAATATAGGTGGTTATGTAGGTAAATGGAAAGTATCTTTTTTCTTGTCATCTAATAAAATAGGAGTAGATGATGAATTAAAACAAGGAATATACATACCTATTCCAGTAACACCAAAAACAATGACTATTCATGCAGCTGGATCTCTATACGTAATAGAAGCATTCGGTACATGGAACTCTTCTAATAACCAAATTACATACAACTTCATTATAACAAATAATAGTGGGTCATCTGTTACTATACGTGGTATAGTTCTTGTGTTAATGAGGACAAGAACAGTTCCAGAAGCTGGAGAAAATGCTGGTTCATTACTTACAGGATTTACTGCACAGGTTCCGGCAAAAGGAACATATAGATCATCTATGTATTCCTTTAATGTTAGTAGAGATTTTTCTTATGATTATTATATTGCAGCAAGAGCCACAGGGGTAAATACCACCTATAATATGGTTGAAGATTACGCTCCATAAATTTTATCAATCCCCAATAAAATAAGCCCGAAAGTTACACGAACTTTCGGGCTATTTTGTAACCTGAAAACAATATGAAACCGATACCTATGTATCCAAGACTTATCAGTATTTTTTGCCATTTTGACAATTCCTTTTCCACCTCTACTTCTACAATTTTTTCTACGGTTATTATCGAATCTTTTGTTACCACCGTTTCTTTTTCCAAAGATGGAATACTGTCTTGTAAGAAATTCGTCTTGTTTTTTAAACTATGAAAAAGTCTACCATCTGCCATTATTCTAGCGTCTGATATGGCTAATGATGTTTCAAGATGTGAACTGTCTTCAAACGTTACTTGTTGTGTATGCTCTACAGGAAGGGTGATTATTTTTGATTGCCATACTATTCTTTCTGTCACTGTCGTGTTGTGGTCTACTATAGTTGTATTTGTCGAAGAGGGAAGTAGCTTGCGTGAGCAAGAACACGACAGTAACAAAAAAAATAGCAATATAGAAAACGGCTTATTCATCCATCAAGTTTGTTGCTATAAGAGATATAAACTCTTCTTTCGGTATCTTCAACGGTTCAGGGGTGTTCCATTTTACTTCAATCGTTCCGTTAGTGCCGATAAGATCAATAATGTGAGTAAATCCTTCAAAAGAAAGATATTTAGGTTTCATTTCTGAATCTTCCTGTAATTTTTGCTGGTATGCCTCAGAGTATGCTTTGTTAAGTTCTTCTGTTTCCTTGTTGAAATCCTCTTCTGTTTTTCTGATTTCATCCGCTTCTTTCTTTTCCTCTTTTGTCGCGTCTTCCTTTCCATCAATTTCCTTCATGCGGTTGATATTCTGGGCACGCTCATCGTATCCTTCCTTCTTTATTTCTTTAACAAGTTGTTGCATATCATCCTCAAATGATTTTACACCTTTGTCGTAAGATACACGCATAAGCATAATCTTTGCTTTCAAATCTGATGGAAGTTCCTTATCTCCTAATGATAGAGGGATATTCAAGAGAGTTAATCTCTTTAAAAACATTTCTTGATTTGTCATATCTTCTTCTTTTAAAACGAAACTGTTGATATTCCTTTTTGATTGATGTAGCTTTTTACATCGGTAACAAAGGAGTTGATAATGGTAATTATAGCGATCTGGGTATCCAATTCCGGGTGGTCATTGTAGTTTATATTTATACCTCCTCCCTGGTTGAAATAAAAAGTCGCTAACATATTTTCCGACTCAAGAGATTTCACTTCTCCGCCATCAAATGAATTGATGTTAGTGCCATCTGATACGTTTACATTTGCTTTTACTTTATACTGTTTTTCATTATTAGCATCATTACTGAACATGACACTAGCACTATTTACGCCTACTAGCGTTACTTTGTTTTCTTCTACAGCCATAGTTATAAAAATTAGTCAATGCAAAGATAGTATAATTGGCTTTATTTACTATTTTTAATGTGTTAAAAAATACTAAAGCAATGTTCTACTAAAATTAATCGTAAACTTTACGCGCAATTAATTCGCGTTGGGAATTGCCATTTCCCTCTACCGATTAGCGTATAAACCGCCTCGTCGGATACTTTTTTCCTTATGATATTAAGTGCAGCATTTACATCAGCATTTATTTCCCATTGGGGAGAAACAAACATTCCTCTCTTAGTGCGTTCACCTATGTATTCTCTATGCTTGCATATTTTTTCCTTATCAATAAAGCTACATTTGCTAGTATAACTTTCTTCCGTTATTATGACGTTTATTCCTTTCAATTGTGCTTTGTATCTAATCATTTCTATAAGTTGTTTGAAAGGTATTGCGACAAATTTCTGATTGTTTACCTTCCCGATATTAACCTCTTGTTTCCATCCTTTATTGTAACCAATGACAATAGTATTGATATTGTTGGAAACTGCATGATTGATTATTATCCTAGATGCTTTGTGTATATAGTCAGAAATTCGTCTGTTTCGTTTTTCTGTAGTTCGCTTAATTCGTTTTGATGAATCTGTCTTAATCCTGCTACGTAGATATGCTATTTTCTTATTGTAATACTGGTTTATTGCCTTTACTGGTTTACCATTAATAATAAATGCAAATCCTGTGTTTGTAGCACATGTGGACAGGTTGTTTATTCCCAAATCAATTCCCATGTACCGTCCGTTGTCTGGCATCATTTCCTTTTCTTGTCTGTTATATACCACTTCCATTACTATATGGTTAGCCTTTGGAACAAACCGTACCTGCTGTATATTATTTTGTTTGGTTGTAGCAGTAAAGGTGTATTGTTTTGGTAGTTTTATAATGCCTTTTTCTCTCTTTGTTGATAAGGATGTTGTGGTAAATATGGCTATAAACCTACCCTGTTTATCTAAATATTTAGGAATATGTATTTTCTCTGTGTATTTTCCCTCCTTCTTTTTCCTTAGTAGCTTAAAAAATGATTTAAAGTTATGGTCAACCAACATTAGTACCTGTTGTGATACGGATGTAGGTAGTGCGCGATAATCACAATTGTTTTCACTTCTTAGCTTCTTATCCAGTTCATAGTAATTAAGGTACTTATGTTCTTCTTTCTCCATGAAGAAGTGCTGTCTAACGTGATATAATCCAGTATTATACAAGTTCTTACACTTATATAATATATCATCCAATTCTGCATAACGCTTATCGGATCTGTGGATTATGTGACGTTCTACTAGTTTCATGAAGTTAGGGCAATTATGTATATTTACCAGTATTATGTTTTGCCAGTAAAAGGAATTATAATATGTTGACATAATATCCTCCTATTATTGACAATGCAAATATACAATATTGTAATTACAATAGAAAAAAATACATGTTAATATATTATAAATATATTATCTTTTTGTTATTTTGATTTTTTTTAGCTATTTTAGCAACTTGAAAATAGAACAAGTATAACCATTTATAATGGTGTCAATTTATTCCTTAATACCATTAATAATTATATATCATGGCTGATATTGATTTAGGAGCATTAAAATTCAAGATAGGACTAGATGATTCAGGTCTTGACAAACAGATAAAAGACATACAGAAGAAGTTGCAGGACACCTTTAACCAGGAGATGTCCTTCAAGCCTATGTTGACCGATATAGGCAAAATGAATGACGAACTTAGCGAGGTTGTAGATAAGATAAACAAAGCGAATGAAAACGCGTCCAAGGTAGGGAAAGGTAAGTCAAACAAGAAAATGGATATACTTGTTCAGATGGAAGAGTTGTCAAACAAGATTGTCGAAGCGACAAGGGAGTATGACAAGCTGGAAAAGACTTACCGTAACCTAGGCAATGCAGGTGGGGATAAGGGGATGGCTACAAGAAAAGCCAATCTTGAAAGTCAGAAGAAAGCGATAGATGATCTTGTGGCTGAATTGAACAGACTGAAAACGGCATATTCCCTTACTGCTAACAGTGCGCCTAAATTGTCCATTTCCGATGAAAGAGAACTTAATCTTCTACGCCAGCAATACGAGATGGAGATTGCACGGACAAAAGAGATGGATAAACAAGCATCAAAGCAGGAACAGGCGAGTAAGAAGATGCAGCAGACCAATCAGAAGTATCTACAATACCTTTCTGGTCAGTCTGGACTTGCCCTTGGTATGCCTGAGGGAAGTGCTGAGGACTTGAACAAGAAGATTGCTGCCATACAAAAACGACTTGAACTATTGAATAAATTCAAGGTTGAAGTTCCTTTAAACAGCAATCAGATAACAAAGGCTGACGCTCTTATTCAGAAATTGCAAGGCAGATTGGAGAAGTTGCAATCATCTTTAAGAAAAACATCAACGAATGAATTGTTGAGCATCAATCCTACGTCTATCAATCAGGCTAACAATCTTATTTCTGAATTAACGAACAGGCGTAATGCGCTTAATACGACTGACGCAAACTATAACCGTACCCTTACTCTTCTCAACAGGAAGATACAGGAACATAACAAGTTTGTAAACGAAGCTACATCCTATGGAACAAAGATGCAGCAGACCAATCAGAAAAATGCCGCAAGTTCAAAGGAATTTACCGAGGAACTGACAAAGCAGAGCAGAATGATGCGTGAGTTTGTCAATACGATAAAGACTTATGCAGGATTCTACTTTTTCAGAGATATGTTTCAGGAACTTGTTGCCATTCGTGGAGAGTTCGAGTTACAACAGGTGTCATTGCGTGCCATCATACAGGATGCAAGACGGGCAGACCAGATATTCAGTCAGATTAAGGGTCTTGCTGTAATATCTCCTTTCCAGTTCAGCGATTTGGTTGGATATACCAAACAGCTTGCTGCATTCCAGATACCTGTCAACGAATTGTACGGTACAATGAAAAGTCTTGCGGACGTTTCCGCAGGCCTTGGCGTTGATATGGGGCGTATTATTCTAGCTTATGGACAGATAAGAAGCGCAGGTGTGTTAAGGGGACAGGAATTACGTCAGTTGACAGAAGCTGGTATTCCTGCATTGGACGCATTAAGAAAAAAACTGGAAGAAGTAAGAGGCGTGGCTCAAACTACTGATGATGTGTTCAACGCCATATCAACACGTCAGATTCCTTTTGAGTATATTCGGGAGATGTTTACCACAATGACGGAAGATGGTGGTATGTTCTACAAAATGCAGGAAATACAAGCTGCGTCTTTGAAAGGTATGGTAAGCAACCTAGCCGATTCATACAAGATTATGATGAATGATATAGGCGAGGCGAATGATTCCGTTCTGAAAGGAATTGTTGGAAGCATAACCGATGCAATGAACAACTGGAGATACTTCTCTAAGGCAATAGAGGGTGTTGCTGTAGGATATGCCGCATTGAAAGGATTGCAGTTGGCTAGAACAGCCATGCTAGGAAAAGAAGTTGTCGCAACAACTAATGCTATTAAGGCTGAGAAATTACGGGAAGCCCAGTTGCTTAAACAGGCTGCAATGTACAGAACGCTCACTACTGCCGAGAGGTGGAAGATAGCGACAGCGTCAAAACTGTCTGCCGTAGAGATAGTTGCTGCCGTTAATTCGGGAAAGATGTCAGCAGAGATGGCAAAACGTATTCTTGCCACGAATATGCTGACACAGGCTGAACGGCATCTTCTTGTCACCGAACTTAAACTGACAGGTGCGGAAGCTGCAAGAATGTTGTCTATGACAAAAACGACAATGTTGATGAACAGATTCAAACTGGCAACATTCGGTTTGACAAATTCATTGAAAACATTGTGGCTTACGATAAAGGCTAATCCGCTTATGACAATACTTACCGTTGCAGGTCTTGTGGCGGAAGCGTTTCATGTGATGTCTGCACGTTCGGAAGAGTTCAATCAGAAGATAAAGGATAGTGCAAAGTCTTTCCGTGAATCATACAGTGATTTGCAAAAAGACCTTGACAAGATAAACTTCGATAAACTTACCCCGGAAAACCTTGAACAGCTTGACACGAAACAGTTGCAGTCGTATGAGGAAACACTTACTGGAGTATTGTCTAAATATGGTGAGATTGGAAAATATATTATTCAACAAAATAAAGAAATAGATAATGCTGTTAAGCGTGTAGAATTTTTACAAAGAGCACTTTCTCAATTAGAATCGGCTTATAAGTTGAATATTCTTGAATCGGATATGTTTCTTAAAGCAGATAAAGCATCCGACACATCCGCTTTCTTTTGGCAAGATGATGCACTATCTACATTGTTGAAAGATTATGAAGAAAGTGCTGTGGCGTTATCTGCTGCTAGAAATCGTATAGAACAATTTAGGGGTGAAGTGGTAGATGCCGCAAAAGAAGTAGCTAAGGTTAGTAATAATACAGAAAAATGGACTACGGAATTAAACGAACTGATAAATAAGGGCGTATCTGCTGCAACAATAATAGAAAAGGTACGTTCTTTGGCTGTTGAAACAAAAAGTGCTGGTTCCTTTCAGTTGTTTACCGATAAGGTTGGCTTTGATAGCAATGTTCTATTGAAGGAATATGACAAACTAGAAGTAGGGATACAAGGGAAAATGACAAAAATATCCTTATCGTTTAATAAGTTTGCAAGATATGTAGAACAACGATTGGTTGATGCGTTTGGAAGTGTTAATTTGAACGATGAAGTGCAATTGTATTTTTTAAAATCCCAGATAGAACAATTCACTAAAGCACAGGAATTTGGAGAAAACGCTAGAAGAGTATTTGAGGATTTGGCAGGAAAAGAATGGCAAGTGCAAATACGTCTTGACGATAAGGAAGCACAAGAAGGTTTGACAGGATGGAAAAAATCTCTTGATGAAATTACAGGGCATAAATGGACTATTGCTATAAAGGCTGCCGATGTGAAATCTATGGAGGATTACTTTAAAGAGGTTAAGCAAGAATATAAGGACGCCAAAAGTTCAATAGAAAATTTACAGCGTACCATTGATATGTATGTTAAACAAGGAAAGGTTAAGAAACTTGGAGATGAGTATCAAATTACAGGAATTGTAAGCCCTTATGAAGCCGAGCAAGTACAAAAGACGGTATATGAGATTAACGCTGCCAACGAAGCGATGTCAAAGGCTACGGGAACGGCAAAAAAATTCAACCTTGAACTGGAAAAGCAGAAGAAGGAAGGAAAAAAAAGAGATCCTCTTGCTGACCTTTGGAAAAACAGATTGTCATTGCTTGAATCCGCCTATTCCAAGTTCAAGGATTTGAGCATTAACATAGGTAAGGAAGAAGCCAAAAAGCAGATCGAAGCCATATACGGTTCACAGGCGTTAAAACTTGGCGTAGATATTGTATATGACAAACAGGCTATTGTTGACAGTTACAACAAGGCTGCAAAGGAATTGGAAACACGTGTCCCACAGGATGCGGTCAAGAACGCAAGGAAAGCTGCCGAATTGTCCTCTGAAATTTATGTTGAAGCAGCCAAGAAGGTGATGAAAAGAATTACGGATGAGTTTGACAGATACAGGAACAAGTATGACTTTTACAGTGACATACTTGGAATAACGGGTGATTCCGAACTTGCCTTAGACCTTGCCGTTCAGTTCAGTGGTGATACATCTACTATGGCTGAAAGTTTTGCAGCAGGGATATACAACAATCTGCAATCCGCATTGGCAGGAATGAATCTTGACCTTGGCGTTTCTGTCGTGCCCGACACATCTTCATTCACCTCAATGAACCAGTATATCAATCAGATACAGGAAGCCATTAAGGGGAATAAGAATATCGGAGAAGATCAGAAAGAGGTTATACAAGGAATGATTGACGCATGGAAAGGCTATTTCAGTGAGATGGCAAAGCAGTATGCGAATGACCTTGAAAAATATGGTGACTACTATACACAGGTTGATATTATCAGGGAGAATTACCGAAAAAGAATTGAAACGGCAAAGGGTATGGGCAACACTTCATTATCTTCCGCGTTGCAGAAAAGTGAAGAAATGGACTTGTTCAAGCTGACCACAGACTATCAGAACTTCTTCGGTGCTGTTGAAGCGATGTCTATGGAGGCTGCAAATACCGTAGCTGACAAGGTAAGGGAAATGCTCAACAGTGCGTTCAGGTCTGGTGCTATCAGCGCAAAGGAATACATGAAGGAACTTGAACGTGTGGACAAGCAGATAGAGAAGATGATGAAGAATAACCAGTCTGACTTTCAGACGTACATGAAAGATGGGATTGAAGGTCTGTATAATAAGCGTTATGATGCAGGAAAGTCAAAGATGATGGCAGGCATGAATGATATGCAACAGGCTATGGCTGACATAGAAAATGCTTCCAAGGCATACGAGGACGCAATGAAGAACGGTGATGAAGAAGCCGCCAATGCCGCTTTGAGTGCCAAGTCGGAAGCCGAATCAAGATACAAGAGCGGACAGGAAGCTGTCAAGACTGGTAAAGGAATGATGGCTGCGGCACAGAACGCTTTGCAGACGGTGAATCTTATCGACTTTATCATAACCAACATATACAATGCCATAAAAGCCATGCAACAGATAATAGCATCCGTGTCCAACCTTATGGATTCTATGGGTAAGGATACTGACAGCGGTTTCATGCGTGAGATGAACCAGTTCTCGGAAGCTATGGGCGTTATGAATGAGGGTGTGAAGAAATCATGGGATTCATTCAAAAGCGGTGATTTTGCAGGTGCGATAGGTTCGGCTATATCCATGCCGCTTGATGTTATCGCTACGTTTAACAGACAGCATGACAAAAGACTTCAAAAGCATATAGAGAATCTTGAATTTGAATCAAAGAAACTTACCAATATCTATAATATGCTTGAAAAGGAATTTGAGCACATTATAGACCCGGCAAAACTTGATGAGGTTACATCCAAACAGGTATCAAACCTAAAACAGCAGTTGCAAATTCAAAAAGAAATTCTAGCTGCCGAAGAGGACAAGAAAAAATCCGACAGGGAAAAGGTAGAAGGTTACAAACAGACCATAAAAGAATTGGAGTATGAGATAAGATATTATACGGAAACGCTTGCCAGCGAATTGTATAGCATTGACTTGAAAGATTGGGCTAGCCAGATAGGTGACGCTCTTGTCGAAGCATGGCTGAAAGGGGAAGATGCAGCTAAGGCGTACAAGAATACCGTAGCGGACGTTATGAGAGATGTTGTCAAAAGCTGGGTACAGCAACAGTACATAGAAAAGGCAATGCAACAGGTACAGACTACATTATTTGGAGCGGACGGTAAAGGTGGTATGTTTGCGGACAACAAGATAGACAAGGATGAGCTTATAATACTAGGAAATGTCATGGGTTCATTGGAATCAGCCTTTGCGGAAGCCGGGGGTGTAGTCAATGAGATAAACAACGCCCTAGGCGGAATGCTTACCGAAACAGAGGAAAATGCGGAAGGTCTGTCCAATGCCATTGCAGGAGTTGACGAGAATACGTTCAACCAGGCATTGGGTTATCTTAACGGAATGAGATACGAAATGGTTGTACAAAGCGATCTTCTCCGTCAGTTGGTATCGCTTAACGGTGGTTCGGCAGGAACTGGAGGAACGAACATGACAGCCATACAGCAGTCACAGTTGGAGGTTCTCACCCAGCAGCTTGCCGCAACTATGGCGATAAAGACAGCACTCTTAAGTGTAGTTTCCATTGCCCCAAGGTCAGGCGGAAATGCGATAAAGGTTATAATTGACTAAAATAAACGCCCTGCTAGCTTCACAGTTGGCAGGGCGTTTGAGATTGATTATGAACAAAGAAATCCAATCACTTGAGGTGCTTAGCGGAATCGAACCGCTGTTGTCGGTTTTGCAGACCGTTGACTAAACCACTCATCCAAAGCACCGATTGTGATGCAAATATAGAAAAATATTTTTTAAAGTTAGATGGTTTCTAATACTATTTTTGTTATTTTTGCACTAATAAACAATGTACACGAATGGCTATATCTAAATATTTTATAAAGAAAGGAAGCGATACGGCAAAGGATTTGTATGCCACATACAGGCTGTATATACTTGAAAGCAAGGGATTATGGGATTTGCCGACAAGAAAGGAAGCCTATGCCGAAAAATGGTATGACAAGAACGGTCAGAAGGTGTACGAACCTGTCACGCCTGTTTACCAGCCAACGGAAGGAAGCATAACATTTGCCGCTTTGGGAGATGTGGAAACGGTAAAGACTAATATCCGTTCGTTCTATTCATATATAACCAATGTGATACCTGCCACTCCCGGTACGCCATACGGTTCATCCTCTTTCTCTATATGGAATGATATATGGGGAGAATCGGCAAAGCAGGTGATAAGATGCACGGGTTTTGAAACAGGTGCAAAGCTGAGTTATCAGGACGTTCAGGACTTGCAGAACCCGGACCGACTTGTGTCCGCCTATACATTTTCGTTAAATTTCAGTATTGACCAACCAACGCTTTAAAGACCAATGATTTTACAGATTAAAAGAGGAAATAGGGTTATTGCGGAGAGTGCTGATTTTTCATACAGCCCGTCTTTGCAGGAAGTGAGAAAATTGACTTGTGAAGTCGTTTCCGTTGTTCCGATAGAGTTCAAGGCATACAACTCAAAGAGTGAATCGGAATACGATACAGTCGTATATAACGGTAATACATTCATCCTGTACCAAGCCCCATCGGGAGATAATCTTAACGAAGCAGGGAAATACAAATACTCCCTTCTGTTTTACGGTAAGGAGGTGCTTTTGCAGAATGTGGCGTTTCTTGACATAGTAAGCGGAACAGGTGGTGAGATAAACAAGATAAGATACACACATGGCGGTCTGTTCCAGTTTTGGGGTGACGCAAAACAGCTTGCCGCACGTATAGAAGCAAATATAGAATCTTACAATGCGTCATTGGGTGCAGGATATACAGGCATTGGCACATGGACATTGAATGTGGATGCAGAAGGCGAACTGACAGAGGATATGATTGACATAACCGATGGCACCAACCTGTTTGAAGCATTGAAATTTTTCTATGACAAGTTTTATCTAAACTATTATTTCTCTACGACAGCCAATGGAGGAATAATAACCATTACAGATAAGGCTAGACCGTCTGTGAACTGGACGTTCAAGCAGGGTGACGGTGGGGGTGCTGTAAAAGTTTCCTCTTCCGTAGATACAAGCACACCTGTCATAACCCGAATCATACCACAAGGCGGAAGCAGGAACGTTCCGCCTGAATACAAGAAGGACGCTAAGCCTTCCGATGAATCACGTTATTGCCCGTACATCCTTCTTCCGAATGATTCTGACGGAAATATAAGATATTATCTTGACAGCGAATACGGATTGAAGAACTATGGTGTGAGAGGGAAAACCATATCAAACACGTTCAGTGGGATATATCCTTCCATCAGAGGGAAAAAACTTGGCGATCTGTACCCGTCAGGACTTCCCGAATGGGATACATACAAGGCGGATGGAGAACCCGATCCTCAATCGGGAAAGGTGGCAGGTGAGGGTGCTAGCGCATCTACACGGATAGACAAGATTATCGGTTCTACTCCTATAAAGAGTGATGATAGTGACAGTTTCTTCATCTATATGACCTCTCCCGGATTCAACCTAGGGTACAAGGTATATGAGGACGGTGATTCATCCGACAAGATAAACGACAATGTGCAGCCCCAGTACAAGCCCCATGCTATGTTTGACAAGTACAGGGATTTTGAGCGTTTTGATATATATAGTACAAGGGCATATTATGACCAGCCTGTAAAGGTTACTGCCACATTCTCCGGGAAGATGCTTTTCAGTATATTACCTATAGGAAGTGATGCTGTAGGGAAAAAGGTGAAGATTAATCTACGTATGGTTACGAACCGTGTATTGGGTCAGGCTTCTCCTTTGAAAGAGGTTGTTATCGGAGAGGAAGGTGCTACTGGTATGCTTGAAATACCTTACGACAAGACCGCTCTTGTAGGATATATAGAAAAAGGTCAGAATACGACAGTTACTATCCGTGTTGAGTTCACGTTTGATTCCGATGTTCCTGCCGGAAGCTGTAAGATAGGCTTTAGTGAGGAAATGACCTGCAATATACATTTCGGTAATCAGGACGGTTCACAGGACAGGTTCTATTACAAATACGCTTCTGTGACGGACGCGGTGTTCAGTATGCGTACAGGAACTTATACAGGCACGGAATTTAAGATAAACAAAAACGGTATTATTCCTCTTTACGGTGAGGTGAACGGTGATACGGGAGAAACGGAAGAGGATGTTGCCATGTTCAACAAGGGGGCACGATATAAAATATCATGCTACAGAACGGATAGCGACAATGCCAAACTTCCGCTTTACACGGATGGTAAATCTCCTTCAATTGCGGAAGGCACGGAATTTGTCATTCTGAATATTGTCATGCCCGAATCGTATGTGACAATGGCTGAGAATACGCTTGAAAAGGCGGCTCTTGACTACTTGTCAAGATATGACCATGAGAACCGAACCGTTTCACTTGACATATCTAGCGGATTTGTTGCGGAACATCCTAACCTTTTCATTGACTTCATAGAAGGAAATATGCTTAAGGTAAGGGATGATGGAATAGGCGTGTTCGATTTTTCTGATAACGGTCAGATAGTGGATATGCAGTTGCAGATACAGTCTTTGGAGATTAAATATTCCAAGGATAATATGTTCCCGTCATATTCATGCACCATTGCAAGAAGAAAGATATTGTCCTTCTATGAACGGTTGGCGCAGGAAAATCAGACCGCTTCAACACAGAATACGACAAATGTAACATTGGGTGGAAGTGGTACGGGAAGCGGAACAAATATTTTTTCGGAGCAGCTTCTTAATGACCTTATTGCATCGTTTCAGAAGTTCAACGGATGGTTTGAATGGGATGAAGTAAACCAAGCGTTACGATGCAAGTCAGCGTTCTATACAAACCAATGGATATCAGCGTTGGGCGCACAGAGTGGTAGCGGAGAACCGGGAGGTGGTGAAGGCGGACTGATTAAGGCCGTGTACGGATTTGCCGATTTAGGTAAGACGTTTGACGATTCCAACCTTAGCAATACATTCAACGCATATACCATCAACGAGATATGGAAGCTAGCCAAGGAAGGCGGAATGAATACGGACAAATTGTGGCAGGAGTTGGGAAAGGATGATCCGACAAAGAAAATTCACATATCCCATATTCCTGACAATAAATTTGTAACGCTTGATACGGAACAGACAGTTACTGCAAGCAAGATATTTACTGGTCAGTTGTCTACGGCAAATGTAGTTCCTAGCGTGAACAACGCATCCACACTTGGTCTTGAATCGAAGAGATGGGAGAATATTTATGCTGTAGATGCCAACATAAGCGGAACGGTAAAAACACAGGCGTTGCAGGTTGGCGATATAAAGATTATATATGATTCCGTAAACAAGGCAGTAACATTTGAGCATATAGATGGAAGTACGGAAATAGGCTTCTATACCAGAGGATGGATTTCCGCTTTAGGCGTATCGCCTGGAGGAAGCGGTGGTAGCGGTGGTGACGGACTTGTGAAAAACGTATATGGTTTTTCCAATCTCGGCACAACCTTCTCCGATTCAGACCTTGACAATACGTTTAATGCGTACACGATAAACGAGATTTGGAAAATGGCGAAGGAAGGTGGTGGTATAAAAAACATCACCCAGTCGGGAAGTGGAAATGCCGTAACAAACATGACACTTAGTTCTGACGGGAAAACCATCACTGCCGTATTCGGGGAAACATTCGCTAGACAACAGGATTTGGGCACACTTAACAATACTGTAACACAGTTAAGCAACAAGTTGAACAACTTCTTAGAAGGAAGCGATGCTGATAACATTATCAACAAATGGAAAGAACTTGAAGCGTTTCTTGACGGTCTTACGGAAAGCGACAACTTAGCCGAACTTCTTGCACTGAAAGCGGACAAGACCATAACGATAAGTGCAGGAACAGGTCTTACGGGAGGTGGAAACCTGTCTGCAAACCGCACATTGTCACTAGCCACCACAGGGGTGAAGGCTGGTACATATACGAAAGTTACAGTAGACACCTACGGACGTGTTACAGTTGGTGATAATCCTACCACTTTGGCAGGGTACGGGATTACTGATGCCGTTACCTTGACTACTGCTCAGACTATTTCGGGAAGAAAAACGTTTAGTCAGAATATAGTATTCAATAATAACGGTGGTATAACATATCCCGATGGAAATGTAGCATTAAGAAATTCAGACGGTCATACAATACTAGCTAGCTTCGGAGATGGAAGTATAAATCTAAGACCTAATGGGCACAATAATACGGAAGGTGCTGTTTGGATTAATAAGGTAGGAAATGTTCAAGCACCATCAGTGTCAACAAATACCATTACGATAGGAGATGCCCAACTTGTTTACGATTCGGCAAACAAGGCTCTGAGAGTAAAACATAGGACAGACGGAAACACGGTAGGATTCTACTCGGACGGTTGGGTATCTGCTCTTGGTGTGAAAACAGGTGGTAGCGGTGGTGACGGACTTGTGAAAAACGTATATGGTTTTTCCAATCTCGGCACAACCTTCTCCGATTCAGACCTTGACAATACGTTTAATGCGTACACGATAAAGAAACTATACGACATGGCTGGGCAGGGAGGACTTGACGCTGATGCTATGTGGGCTGAATTGAAAAAAGCTGATTCAAGTAAAATCATAGATGCAAGCCATATCCCTACTTCCGTATTGGACGGTAGATGGGTTACTATATCTACTAACCAAAATATTACGGGGCAGAAAACATTTACGCAGCAACTAAAGTCAACTGTTGCCACAGGGTTATCACCTTTGATAGTTTCAAGCAATACACTTGTTAATAATTTAAATGCAGATTTACTAGACGGTTATCATCAATCTAAATTTTTGCGGACAGATGGAGTTAACCAACATGTAACACTTACAGGAGGTAATGGAAATACCGAAGGTTATAGGTTGGTGCTTGAAGCTACCGTACCTGGTGGTTGGTCTGTTAACAGCATGACACTTCTAGTAAATAGTAGGCACTCAGGTACAGGTATTATAAGTCTTGTATTTCATACAATTAATAAGGAGAGTACAAGTTATGAGGGGTCTTTGAATTATTACGGAAGCACTACTCAACATGGTGGTACCACAATGTGGCGATTATTCTATAATACTACAACCAAGAAGATAAGATTGTTCTGGCATTATTATGATTATGATGATTGTCAGGTATCAATCTTAAATAGGGGGGGAGTTACCACAAATATATCCGATGGAACTTGGTACACTACATTACCGTCAGACAACGGGAACGAACTTCCATCATATTATAATAGGTCTGATTCTACCGGCTCTCTTGCTACTTCCCGTACCCTTTGGGGACAACCTTTCAACGGCACGGCTAATGTAAGCGGAGATATGACAGGTGTCGGTAGCATAACGATGAGCGGTGATTTGAAGATAGGAAACGGTACTTCTCCCAACACCATATATTTCTATGGAACGACAGAAGATTCACCGGGTGGCTATAATCATACATTTATTGCCGAAAGACTTTGGGGTGGTACAGAAAGCAGTGAACTGGTATTATTTAAAGGGAATGACATAGGTAACGGTAATGACGCTGTAAATGTAAGTTATCCGGGTCCGGACAGAATACGCCATATAGCCGCTGCCCACCTGTTCCAAACATACACATCATCTTTAGCGGGTTCAGTAGAGGACGTATGTACAAGTTCTGCCTTGAAAAATCTTTTTGGTATAGCAGCGAACAGGGTTACAAGCTATGTTCCGTTTATGTCTACCGTAGCAAGCGGTGTGGCTCCATTTATTGTGGTAAGTAGTACTGTTGTGGGTAATCTTAATGCAGACCTTCTTGACGGATTTCACGCTGAAAGGTTCTTGTTAAGTGTAGGTAGAAGTGATGGTACTTTTGACTTAAATACTTATTCTGAAAGAGCAATTAAGGAAATAAGAACAACAGAACAAACTACAAATAACGCCCCTTTTGCTGGATATGGATTATTAGCTAACTTATGGGATTCCAATAAATTTGCTGCATTACAGATAGGAGGAACTAGTACAGACTTGTTTTTTAGAGGAAAACATGATGGTACTAATAAGATAACGTCTGCATGGCATAGATTATTACATACTGAAAACTATGCGTCTATTGCTGACGGACGTTACGTAAAGAAGTCAGGTGACACCATGACGGGGGATTTGAATATATCGGGTGGTCATATACTTTATATATTGCAGACTTCCCCCACATCTACACAGCAAATACACTTGCAGGGCGGACGCAACGACTATGGCAGAATCGCTTTCGGTGGTACTGCTGAAAATGCCGGATGGATGGAGATAGCTTCTTGTGATGATGGAAATGAACCTATATATGCAAGACAATACACGGGCGTATTTACTACCATAAAGAGGACAGCAACATTATTGGATGCTAGTGGGAATACTTCTTTTCCAGGTTCTGTTACGTCAGTAAGGCACATATCTACCGTAGGCACAGGCACGCAGCCTTACCAATGCAATTCCACTACATTGAATACCAACTTGAACGCGGACTTGCTCGATAACTGGCACTTGAATTTCTTCCCTAGAAATTACAATAACAATAGAACCTATGCGATGCAGTTTGCTTTAGGTGGTACTGATAATGGTTGGAAAAAGATATTCGCTTGTTCTGAATCGGGAGCCGGACCATATCAGTCAGTAACGGTTTGGGGGAAGATATGGTATGCCTATGGAAATCATGCAAATGATGAAGTAAGGAATTATCACTTCTGCGCCATTTTCCAAATGAGAAGTGGAGAAACTTCTTCTGGCAACGGTGTAGGAATTCTCATAAACTCGGCACGTCTTTATCTCCCCACATTCGCAAAAGGCATGGACAATATTCGACTTGTACGTGTAGGAACAAATAATTTTGAAATACAGGTGCGTCAGATTGGTTCATGGCACAATGGGTACATACAATACCAATATTCGTCTTTTGGGTGTAACGTTTCCGCATGGGCAAGTCTGCAATCCACGTCAAATACGACTGTGGCTGTATCGGCAGGAGATGCTTCTACATTGGCTGACAGTAGGGCTTCTAGTGCGGATGTGCTTACTACTTCTAGAACTTTGTGGGGCAGACCGTTCAATGGCTCATCGAACATTGACGGAAATATAGACAATGCGGCAGTAATAACTTCTAAGGGCGGAATATGGCTGGATTTAAAAGGTTCGTCAGGAGTTGCATTTTACTCAGGAGGTTCTCTTTGTGCAGTAATTAATAATACGGGAGTTGGAATAGGAACTAGTTCACCGTCACAAAAATTGCACGTAGCAGGAAATATCATAGCCACTGGAGCAATTACAGCCAAAGCGTCCTCTTCGGATATAAGACTGAAAACTGATATACAGGGTTATGACGCTATGGGTATTATCCGAAAATTCCGTAGCGTGAAGTATCACTGGAACGCTATTGCCAAGGAAAATTCCGAAGTGTTCAACCATGATAACTGGAATTACGGTCTTATCGCACAGGATTTACTTTCCGGCGGTTATAGTCAGTGGGTGAAAGACGCGTTCAATGACTACTATACCATAGATTATGAAAGACTTATCCCTGTTGTATGGAAAGGTTTGCAGGAGGTTGATGATGAGGTTACAAGATTAAAGAAAAGAGTGAAAGAATTGGAAAAGAGATTAGGTATTAACAATTAATAAATAAAAAAATATTATGGGTCATTCTAACGGAAAGATTACAGCCCCGATAAACCTTGCTGGTGACGTTTACGCCACCCTTGGCATCGGTCCTACTAGTGATGGTTATGAATTAGGGTATGCGTGCGCAAACACCCACGGGAAAATAAACCCGTGGGCACGGTACAAGCCTGTACGTTACGAAAGCCTTGCACCTGGACCAAATGAAAAATGGTGGCAAGGATGGGATGGAAACTGTGGTATAATGCCTAAAAGAATTTCAAGTTATCAGGATTCCGTTAATTGGGCAAATGGAAGTATGAACGGATGGGAATACACCCCACCGACAGGTGGTAAGTTTCCATTTCGCCTTACCGACTTTAACGGATACAATCATAAAGCCAGAGCACCAATTGGCAATTTTCTTGTTCCCACTCAGGCTACAAACCAATTCACAAGTAGTTCTTTCACTGCTTCATGTACCATTATGATGCCCTCAGAAGGTTCCCAATTGCTGGATGAACTTAACATAGGGGATATTTCAACCGTAAAGGATTGCTATTTCGGAATATATGCGAAACAACGTAGTGGAAATCAGGGTAGAAGAGTTACAGCAAAAAATAAAATAGGAAGTGGGTATGCTATGGCGGAAATGATAACTTATGGTATGCCTACGGGAACTTGGGATGTTTACCCTTTTCTCTGTACGGCAATTCTTGAGCAGGACGCTTCTGATGTAGCCAATGACTGCTATTCAATACCTTTGTTATCAAGTAAGTCAATAGAGATTATTTCTTCTTATGTAAGCATTACCGTGCTTGCCGGACTACTTCCATCAATAGCTGGAAATACTACGGTTACTATAAGAGTAAGAAACAGTTCGTCAGGTACAATCACTTTCAGGAACAATGCTTGGCGGACACGTTTTACAAATAAGGATTTCAAAGACCCATTGGTAATGGGAGAACAATATGGCAGTATATCCGATTTTGATGTTCCTGCTGGCACTACCAAGGAAATGGAGATAACAGTATCGGTTTCGTCACAATTGGTTCAGGCTAAGAACGCCAAATTGTGGGTAAGTCTTAATAGTGCAAGTTACATAGGCAGCTCCATATTCATGGTGGCTCCCGACCAATAAAATAATAAGTTATGAAAAAAGTGGATGTATTAATCAAAGGTAATCTCTGCTGCTCGGCAGCAGGGGGGGGCTGATTGCTTGCCGGCAAATTCCCTCTGACTATGATGTAAGCGGGGCTGTCACTATTGAAGGTGACACCCGTTTTACTTCTATTGATGTAAAGGACAAGACTGTCCTAGTTCTGGGTCATATAACCGCTTTGGAGAAAGGAGGTAACAATGGCTCATTCTAACAGAGTGATTACCGCACCTGTCGGTATAGATGCTGATATAGCTCCCGTACTGGGAGTAGGTAGTTATGACTTGGGTTATCTTTGTTCCAACGCCCACGGCAAGATTAACAAATGGAGCTATATAAAACCTAAGGAAGCCAATACTCCAGACTTTAACATGGGTGACTTTTCCGAGATAGCCGATTGCTATTTCGGTGTCTACGGTGAGCTACTCACGCCTAAAGGCGTGAGCTTCTTCCTGCTTCTTCCTGTCATTGCTTTTTATGACAGTCCACAGGCTTAACTTTCCCACGCTCCGTGGGTAGGGCTTTTAAGCCAAATTCCTTTATATTGCAAGCTGCATTGAAGTCACGGTCATGGTGTGTGCTACATTCCGGACAGATCCAACTGCGCTCGCTAAGTTTCAATCCTTTATACACATAGCCGCATTTTCCGCAAGTCTTTGAACTTGGGGCAAATCGGTTTATCTGAATGAGGTTCACACCATACCAACTGCATTTGTATTTAAGCAGCGTAAGAAACATCCCGAAAGATGCGTCACCTACTGCCTGTGCCAAGTGGTGGTTTTGCATCATTCCTTTCACGTTCAAATCCTCCATGCAGATGGTACGCACTTGGCTGTCGTGCGTCAGTGCATAGGTGATTTTGTGAAGGTTATCCTTACGGCAATTGGCAATATGTTCATGCAACCTAGCTACGCGAATGCGTGCCTTGTTTCGGTTGGCAGAACCTTTCTTTTTGCGGCTCAACCGCTTTTGAAGTAGTTTCAAACGATCAAGGCTTCGTCGCAGGTTTTTCGGGTTGTCAAACGTTCTCCCGTCAGAACATACGGCAAGCGATTTGATACCCAAATCTATACCCAAACACGTATCGCCCTGTATTGGTGTTACCGGAAGTTCTTCAATGTCCGTGTCAACCAATACGGAAGCGAAGTATTTTCTCGATGGCGTCATGCTGATGGTGACGGTTTTAACCGTTCCCTTGAATTTACGGTGAAACACAGCAGGAATATCCTTTACTTTCGGTATGGTGATTGTTCCTTTGCCGAAATCAACGACACAATACTGGGGGCACTGAAAACTCTGTCTGTCCTTTTTGCTTTTTAACTTAGGAAAGCCTACTGCATGAGTATCACGGAAAAAGTTCTTAAAGGCGGTGTCAAGATTGCGGATGGAATTAAGAAGGGCTTGTGAATTTACTTCGTTAAGCCATTGTTTGTCTTTCTTCAATTCGTTAACCATCATATCCTGAACAGTCTTGTATGATACGGACTTTTTCTCATGTTCATATACTTCAATCTTTAGCTTGAGTGCCCAGTTATAGACAAAGCGACAGCAGCCGAAAGTCTTGGCAAGCAATACCTTCTGTTCGTCTGTCGGATAGATTCTATATTTGTAGGCTCTCAGCATAGATTATTTGTTATTAATTGTATTGCAAATATATAATATTATTCTTATATTTGCAAGTGAAAAAACTTTTTTTTATGACTTTAGCAAAAAGATACATATCAAATACACATTGCGTTTCCAATTTGGGATATCACATTGTATTTTGTCCGAAGTATAGGCGGAAAGTACTAGTAAACGGGGTAGATGAACGATTGAAAATTCTGTTGCAGCAGAAAGCAGACGAACTTGGAATCACCCTGGAAAACATGGAGGTCATGCCTGACCATGTTCACCTTTTTATACGAAGCAAATCTACATACGCCATTCATTTTGTAATAAATCAGTTGAAGGGTTATTCTTCGGTTCGTTTGAGAAAGGAGTTTCCATGGCTGCGTAGCCGATTACCATCACTTTGGACACGATCCTATTTTGTAGAATCTGTTGGTCATATATCCGAGGAAACGGTAAGAAAATATATAGAAAACCAAAAGAATGTATGAACAAAAGCGGGAATTCCCGCTTAATTCTTAAGCACAAGACCAGTCAGGTGTCCAGACGTGTTACTGCCGACAAGAAGATAGGAACAGGATACGCTATGGTGACTGTAAACTCGTGGGGTATGACTGCTGGTGATTGGGAAGTTTATCCTTTCCTTAGTACAGCTATATTGAAGCAGGATGACCCCGATATTGCTCATATAGCATATTCCGTACCAATGGTAAGTAAAAGAGATATAGAGATAGTTGGTTCTTACGTAAGCATAACAATAATTGGTGGAGTGATGCCATCCGTTATGGGATATATTGAAGTTACCGTAAGAGTGAGAAACGGTTCGAGTAGCTCTATTTCTTTCCGTAATAATAGTTGTATGTCTAGGTTTGCAAGTAAGAAATTTGAAGATCCTATGGTTATAGGTGAATCAAGAGAAACAATAGAGGATTTTTCAGTATCCGCCAATTCCAGCATTGACAAGAAAGTGAGAATATTAATATCATCGGAACTGATTCAATCGGGCAGTTGTAGAGTATGGGTAAGCCTTAACAGTGCTGCATATAAAGATAGTACATTGCTTCTTTCTATGGGTCCTAGTTTATAACCACAATCCTCCCCCTTACCGTTTATCAGTAAGGGGGAGTTAATATCGGTTAATTTCCCACAATTATATTGAATGATTCAACCATTTCATGCAACACCCCATCTATTATTATTCCGTTCAATCTCCTTTCGTTCCAATATAAATTGCTCCAAGTATAACAAACGAGCATCCGCAAAGGAATGCAAATATATGACTAACTATCGGGCTCATTTTATTCCTTTAAAAATATGACTAATAACATCTACCGTCCATCCGTTTCCTAACAGACCCATGCCTATATGTGGTTGTACCGACTTGGTGTATCCTTCGGGTACGGTCTGTAATCTTTCCGCTTCCGTGATATTTGGCGTTCTGAAACCTTTTTCTGGATTACAGTCGGGTGAGTTGAATATAAGCGGTGTAAGTGATTTTTTATATCTTCTTAACAACGATTCGGGGTTCTTGGCAAACCTGTTCCATGATTCAAGCATACACCATGACTTGTCTTTCTCCACATACCCGTCCGTAATGATGTCCTTGAACAGTATTCCATTGTCCTTCCATGCAGGTATTTCCCAGTTGCACCAGTAGTATCTTGCTCTCATTTGTGCGGAGAAATCGGAACTGTTGATATACACATAGTCTACTCCAAGATGTGACGAAATCAAATCAGCCCAATCGGATTTCATCTTCACATTTTCAAGCAGGAATTTTATGTTAGGATTGAACTGTCTGATATGGTTCAGTATGTTTACGTATTCAAAGAACAATCCCGAACGCTCGCCATCGAAGTTCAGTTTCTCTTTCCCTAACTGTGAGAAATCCTGACATGGTGTTCCGCCAATCAGCAAATCAATATCTTTCCACTTTATATCCCATTTATTCCAGTTCCTAATATCCCCTAATTCAATTATATCGGGGTAATTATCCAGTGCAACCTTGATAGACGGTTCGTTTATTTCGCTTGCGTAATACTTGTCTACTCTATATCCCATTCTCTCTAGTGCGATACGTCCGCAAGCTATCCCGTCACATAAACTTAGTACATTCATCGTTATATTTTTTTTTAATTTTCAGCAAATATACGACATAAAACCGTATGTAACCAATACATTTAACTATTTTTTAATTATCTTTGCGATAATAGATAAAATTCATAATATGCAGTTTTCCATAGTACCAAAAATAGATGCCGAGATTATGTTTTCGGAAGATGATCTGTCCGTTTTCAGACGATCGACAGACGGTCTATATTATATGATCCATACCGATAAGGTTATGGAAGTGATGCCTATGACGTTACCTGAGGACGGAACGGAACGCCCTTTCCCTTACGACACATACGACACGGGCACAAGAGAGTTTGAGAAGCTGCTTTTATCTGATGAGTGGATTAAAATGGACGAAACATGAGAAAGATAGGGCTTTTTAACATAGGAAAACTTGGACTTGTCAAGTCGGCAGGAAAGGCGAAAACTGACATAAGCAAGGTGATAGAAAAATGGGTGAAAGAACACATGGTGTTCTGGTATGATATGTCAAAACCTGTGGATGTTTATGCGGAAAACTTTAATGATTGGACGAAATTCACAGGAGCAAAATATACCGTGACAAACAAGAGCGTCAATATAACAAATTTTGATGCCGTAAATAATGCGTGTATATATATCGCCAAATCTAAAAAGTTTAATGGCATAACGATTACGGTAGATGGATTATTGGACGGTCAAGAAATAGCATGGGGATATAATAACAACCCATTGGTAAGAATGCCTAAAAATGGAACTTATACACTAGAACCTATTAATAGCGTAACAGAAAATATAGGTTTTAGAAGTATAAACATTGTCGGTGCTTGTAACATCACCATCACCCAGCTTCCGTCAGGTCAATCCGTTCCTACCAACGAGATACTAAAAGCCAATCCTTATTTGCAGGATTTCAGTGGAAACAACAGACCGCTGAAACTTAACAATTTCCTGTTCGCGGCAATGAGCGGTGTGGGTGGGTATGAAATGAACTATACCGACAGTACACTATTTATTACCTATTTAGACGGTGAAAGAGGAAATGGAACTATTACAGACAATACTATTACTATAAATAATGTAAAAGTAAGTAGTGGAGTAATAGAAACTAAAGTAAGTTCTCCATCCAAAAAATACAAGGTAAGAGTAACAGGTATCACATCTAATGAAACATTGAGATATGTAATATATGGAGATACGTCATTAGGTGAATTGGCAACGATTGTATTTGATATGAAAAAGGATGGAGAGTACGAATTACCTGCTTCCACATATTCCGATACATATAATATGAAATGGCAAGTTATAGCAGCTTCCTATCCCCATACCTGTAATATCACAATTGAGCAAATCCCATCCTACCCCAACGCCCTAGTGACAGACGGAGTGGATGATTACGGACAGGTGCAGAACTTACAGCATGGCGTTAAGGTGTTGTTTTATACTTGTAACCCGTTCTCATTGAACAAAATATTTTATGACCAAACCAAGCAAGGATGGAGAAAGTTCAACATATATAACCAAGCAGATAAAATAGCTTACAATGAAAGAAATGAAAATGGTGTTACATATATAGACGGAACTATTAACAATTCATTGTTATCCAATAATTTGTTGAATGTAAAGCATATAATAACCATAGTAAATAATGGCGCAGATGAAAGCAATACAATATCGCCCATATATTTCAGTGTAAATCAACATAATGGTTATTTCGCAAACTTGGCTTTCTACAGTTCCATCGGTTTCGATTCCGTTCCCACCAAACAGAATGACGGATTCACCGAACAGGATTTGATTGACTACTATATACCGAAGGCTATCGTAACGATAACGGTGGTGGACGTATCAGGCTCACCCATACAGGACGCAACGGTCACGGTGGGAGGCGTACAGTACAAAACGTTGTCTGACGGTACAGTAAAAGTACGGGGTATGGCAAATGGCACGATGTCGCTGTCTGTAAAGAAAGACGGGTATATGCCGTTTTCTGACAATTCATGGAAGCTTGCTGATTCAAGGATAACGCTAGAGGTTCTTCGGAATACCGTAATCACTGAAAATGGATACAGCATATTGCTTGAAAACGATGGTTTAATATTAACGGAATAATATAATGGAAGATAATCTTAAAATTTCACAGATGCCTCCCGTTGAGACCGCTACGGGAGAAGAGATGATACCATGTGTGACGGGAAGCCCTAAAGAGAACAAATCCGTCACGGTGTCCAAGATAAGACAAGGCATGGTAATGGACGAAAACTATGTTCATACCGACAACAACTTTACTACCCAGTTAAAAACCAAACTTGACGGGATACAGGAAGGCGCACAGAAGAATACCGTCATAGGCGTGAAAGGTAATGCCGAACAGTCTTACAGGACAGGAAATGTCAATATAACAAAAGACAATATAGGTCTGTCAAATGTGGACAATACGTCCGATGCCGAAAAGCCCGTATCCACCGCACAGAAAACAGCCCTAGACAAGAAGGTAGACAAGGTGGACGGTAAGGAGTTATCCACAAATGATTTCACCAATGACTACAAAACGCTTCTCGAACAGATAAAGATGCAGCAGGGGAACATATATGGAGTGGAGATGAGAAGAGGGCAGACAGACCCTGTATTTCAGACATGGATAGGAAAGGAAGAGTTCAAGACATCACATCCTATCCTCAACTCTTTCCGTGCGGCAAAGGTAAAGGACGGTAAGGTAGTAGGATTCCTTGACCAGACCAATTTCTTCAAAATGGCTGACGGTAGCCCGTCAAATATTGTTATTGACGGAACTGATGTAACAGATGACGGAAGCGATATTATGCTTGTAAACACCAAGCCTTTCTGGATAATCAACGGAGGAACGGATGATACATACGAAAGAAGGCTAGTCAGTGACGCTCCGTTTACATACGGTGGCGATACGGCCATAGAGATAAAACCGTTCGGAATGAGTATCGGTTACTCCACGATAAAGGATGGGAAGCAGAGATCTATTTTTGACAACACGGTAAAAGGAGCAACATCAGTAGGAAATCTAGGCGTAAACATAATGGAAGGAAATGGATGGCCTACGACAAATGTATCACGTTTTGATTTTGAGAAATACGCCAGGGCAAAGAACCCGGACATTACGAAGAACTATCCTTATGCCAATGCCTTCGCCCTTGACCTTGAAGTGTGGTGTACGCTTCTCTTTATTAAGTTTAGAACAAAAGACCTACACGCACAGTCTGTTTGCGGAAAAGGAATATCATCCAACGATTCAGCCCCCGATGCGTCAAGCTGGGGGAAAATGACAGGCGTCAGATTCAAGAAGGCGGACGGTCAGACTTATGTGTATTACAAGATGAACGGGCAAGGATTTAAAGCATCAGAAACAGGAACTGCTTACAATTTTTCACAGCTTATAAACAACTACCGTCCTTGCATGAAGATGTTTGAAGCGCAGCTTGCCATGTCATACGCAAAGGAACACAATGTCGCTCCCGACACCGAGTTTGAATATGAAAGCACAAAATACAAATACTACAACTTCCAAGGTCATAACGGATTGGCTGACGGGGAGATGTCGGGTATCGTAGCCAAGTTTGTCAATGCAACTGTAACTAGCGGATGGAGTATTCCTGACAATGCGGCAGTTACAAACCGTGAAATAGAGATATGCTTCACACAGCCTATCATTCGCGGACGTATTGCCGGGTGGGGAGATATATGGATGTGGTACAGTGGGATAGATTGTGTCATGCACGATTCTACATCCATAGACATCTATCAGACCTATGACGTGAACAATCTGACTACGGACAATGTAGCCACAGAAAAGAATCCTGGGGAATCTTACGGTTTTGAGAATACATATGAATTTGTCGGTTCTATGGCTAGAGGTGAAGGATACATAACGAAGAACTTTAAGAACTCTCTTATTGGAGAGGTCAAGGGAAGCAATCTTCACACGGGGGAATGCCATTACAACTGGTTTACGGGAAATGCAGGTTCGGGTAAGATTGGAAGGCGTGGTGTTTACTTTGGTGGTAGGTCGGCCTACGTCCATTGTTCTCTGCGGGGTGGTAGTGCGAACCATGCCCCTTCGGCTGCGTTCACGAACCTCGGTGGCGGCTTTCGTTGTACAATAACCCAACCCTAATTTTTCACGAAGTGAAAAATCCCCCTCCCAAAACTTGCAAAATATATTAATAATGTTTAAGTTTGCATAATTAAAAATCTAACCAAATGCGTCAGCAAAGTTAAATAAGTCTGTCAAAGGCGGTTAGTTGAAAAAAGGCGGTCTGTAGAATGGTGGTGTTTACTTTGGTGGTAAGTCGGACAACGACAATTGTTCTCTGCGGAATGGTAATGCGAACAATGCCCCTTCGAATGCGAACACGAACATCGGTGGCAGCTAACGTGCTAAAAAAAATTACTGCTATACAGAAGCCTCGTCAGGAAGATGAAAAATGTCAAGACAACCCATTGTTTGAGGATGGGAACTTATTAGTACATTTACAGTTGTAGGTATATGGAAAGTTAGTTATCTTTGGCTCAACGGACAAAGAAAAGCACGCAAGATGAAAAGATTGAATAATATTTTTGAAACGATAGGCAGTATGGATAATATTATCTCTGCTGCTGAAAAGGCAAAGAAAGGAAAGAGGAATCACAGGGGTGTGAGGGATTATGAGAAACATAAGGATGAATATCATCAGAATGTTTATCAGATGCTCAAAGACAAATCATACCATGTAAGCAAGTATGAGGTGATAGAGAAAGTGACTGATGCAGGAAAAGTAAGGGAGATACACAAACTCCCGTTTTACCCGGACAGGATTATCCAGCACAGCCTTTTGATACCCATGATGGACAGATGGACAAAAAGCCTTACACTTGATTCATATAACTGTCTGCCCAAAAGGGGTATTACAAGTAAGGTTAAAAAGCACTCCCTTGTGAGAAAGATGAAACGGATATTGCTTGAAATGGACAAAAACGGAAAAATATACGTTTTGAAAATGGATATTAAGAAGTTTTATCCGTCCGTAAGACACAGCGTTTACAAGAAGGCATATAGCAAAGACTTGAAAGACAGGGATGCGTTATGGCTTATGAATACGCTTAATTACAGCAACAAAGGTCTGGCTATTGGCAATCCTGACGCTCAGATAGGAAGCCATTTGGTATTAAGGTCTTTGGATCATGTTATAAAGGAGCAGTTCAAAGTAAAGCATTATTTCAGATTTGCCGATGATATGGTGATATTATCCCACGACAAGAAACAGTTGCATGAATGGCTGTGGAGGATAAGAAATTACCTGTGGTATGAAAAGAAGCTAGAGATGAAGAAAAATTACAGGATATTCCCCGTTTCAGAAGGGATAGATTTCGGTGGATTCGTCTTTACTCCCGGTCATACCAAAATAAGAAAGAGAATAAAGAAAAACTTTGCGTCAAAACGTAATAACCCAAAATCAATTACGAGTTATATGGGTATGTTGATGCACTGTGATTCTAAAAACTTAATTAATAAAGTTTTAGTTAATAATAATAGCCACATGACAAAGATTAGTGACTTGAATATAAGGGTGTCAAGAAAGTTTGACGGAAAGGATGTAAAGATAGACAAACTTGTCGATGAGCATATAGACATTCTTGATTTTGATGTAAGACCATCTACAAAGAAGGACAATAGTACATGGGTAAGAATGCAGATACTGTTCAAAGGAGAAAAATGCTTTGTGAAAGGCGGATACGAAACATTAGGAGCATTCCTTTCCCAAGTAGACAAAAGCCTTTTACCATTGGAAGATGTTGTCATAAAATTCAATAGGGGTTATTATTTTGATGGAACATTAGATATTTAAACTATGGAAAGAGGTTTGATTTTTGACGAAAAGCCTGCCTTTATCTTTGATTTAGGCACTGGATATAGCAATGTTCATTTAAACATTGAACAAGTTGACGAACCCGAAACGGACGACATGGGTAGTATCGTACAGGGAAAGTTCGTCAAAAAGTGGAAAGCCGATGTACAGCGTGTAAAGAACCCTGTATCATACGACAAAACGGTAGATGCCGCCATAAAGGATGAATTTCCCAACGGTGAGGAAGAAGCGGCTCTCAGAAAAGGTATTTTAAACAAACTTGACCCGGATTATGTAAAGCTGAACGAGTTTGCAGAAAGTGTGAAACAATCTTACTTAAAAGGATATGGAAAGCAATGATAAACAACAGATAGGTGGGTATTTCTCCACCAAAAACGCTTCAAAGGACGAAGCGTTAAAAGGTTTAGTAGCTGCAAGAATATCAGCATCGGAAGATGTAACCGACAAGGAATACACAGCATTGTCAAACCTTATAAGAGTAGCGACATCGGATGGATGCCGTATCTCATTGGTACAGGAAACTAAAAGCAGATCAAGCAGAATAGCACCAACAGGAATGCTTCTCCCGGCAGGAACGGTGGAATATTTTTCAGTCACACCGGGAAGCAAGGTAAGTGTTACGGGAACAGCAAACATATCATCTATTGAGTAGGACATGGGAATGAATTACAACACGATATTAGCCTCTTTACTTGACGGAATATCTCTAGCATTGAAAAGCGGAAACTCGAATGTTGATGCGGAACAGTTCAATTTCCTTACTGACGCAATAAACAAATCCACTATCATACCGTCTTATTTTGATAGAGAAAATGCCATTAAGTATCTTGATGTGAGCGACACAGAGTTTGCAAGACTTACATATAAAGGCACTAAATTTCATCCCGTACAACCGTTATTATCTCCTGTGAGAGTACAAGGAATGACAAAGCCCGTTTATTTGAAAGAAACATTGGATGCTCTTAAAAACAACGGGCTTATACGTCCAAAGAAGTCAAGGGGTAAATACAAGACTAAAAACTAGACAACCTCATACGCATACATTGTAACACAATCATCTTTATTCTCCATATTAACCGCTTGGAAAATGTTTTCTTCATTATCCAAAGCGGTTATTTTATATGTTCCGTTCATCAGATCAACAGTGTCACCTAATTTTATATAAGCGTACTTGTTTCCACTAGGTATTAAATACGTAATCTTTATTGGATTATTATTCCATTTTTTTAATTCTTTCATCTTCAATTCCTCATTTTAAAACATTCAACAACTCTTTAGCTCTCTTATAGGTGTCAAAGCCCTTTACATTCACCCATTCGTATGAAATACGTTTGTCTTTTCTGACTTGTACCCAATATATTATTATGGGAATACAACCGTTGCACCCTTCTCCTCGTATGATTCTGTACCTTTCCATATTAGTCCCCTTTCTCTTTAATTCGTTCCAGTACATCCCTGTTAGCTTCGAGTATATCATCGAAAGACGGGATGGGCATCCAATAGATGGGTTTACTATTATGGCATACCCACTTCCCGTTCATTACAAAAGCTACTTCGTAATAATATCTGCCCTCGTAATTAGTCCCAACCAAAACACTTTCTAACTCTTCTGGCAACCGTTCCTTAACGCTTATCCAAGGCGATTGCTTGGACTGCCATTCGGCACCTTGTCTGAATGCCTCTTTAACTAATCTCATTTCTAAGCTATCATCGTAATGGCATTCATAACAATCTTCTGCCGCTTCACGTGCCACTTCTTCTACTGTCTGTTTCATATATCTCCTTTCCACCTATCCTAGCAGCATATACATTACTACTAGGAATAGGTAATAAATTGTTGTTTTACTCATTACTCATTTGTTTTGAACCATTTTCCTGATGTCAGGTAAATGGTAATTATTACCAATTAAATTCTAATTGTATTATCATCAAGCTATTAATCAACCTCTATAATCTGATATCTCCCTTTTTTGATGTAAATCTTATGGTTGTAATAATCCTTGATTACTGCATATCCAGACTGGGGCCTAATATTACCTGTTAAATCTTCAACATAAGAATTTTCGTAGGCTTCCACTGTTGCGCTGCCGTAGGCTTTCACTGTTGCGCTGCCGTAGGCTTTCACTGTTGCGCTGCCGTAGGCTTCCACTGTTGCGCTGTCGTAGGCTTTCACTGTTGCGCTGCCGTAGGCTTTCACTGTTGCGCTGTCGTAGGCTTCCACTGTTGCGCTGCCGTAGGCTTCCACTGTTGCGCTGCCGTAGGCTTTCACTGTTGCGCTGCCGTAGGCTTTCACTGTTGCGCTGCCGTAGGCTTCCACTGTTGCGCTGTCGTAGGCTTCCACTGTTGCGCTGCCGCAGGCTTCCACTGTTGCGCTGTCGTAGGCTTCCACTGTTGCGCTGCCGCAGGCAAAAGATGTTGTTGTTACCTCATGGTATTTTTGTGTATAGATACCAGCTTCCGCTAGATCTTCTTCATCAAAATTGTCTTCTAAATATTCTGCATCTACTATTCTTGCTGTTCGTAACACCCAAGACCAGTTATCAGTAATAGCCTTAAGTATATCAGCCTTGCATTGACTCCTTAATCCCATCGCATAACCTATTTGACAGGCACCTGCTTTCTTGGCGCGCAGTAATAGTTCTTCCTTTATTTCTTCAAATGTTTTCTGTTCCATGATATTGTTTATTTTTCGTTATTTTGATATTTTGATAATTCCACGCCTCACGCATTCTTCGAGTAAATTCATATCCTCCTTTTTTATAAGAGCACCTGTATTACGATTCACGCTCACATAAGGCTCAAACCCAAGTCGTTTTGAATTAATTCCGTTTTATCTTTATGGTATTAATCTTTCCTCAACGCACCAACATAGCATTTCATAAGCTGCATCTATTAATGAGTAAGATAAAAATTCTTGATAATAATCAAATTCGTCCGACATAGAATAACAAATATGCCAACAATTGTCACTAAAATACATTGTAATCCAATAAGTATCCGTTCCTGTTTTTATCTCTTTTGGTAACAGTTCCAAAATGTCAAGCAAAGTAAATGCAGGAATACAATGTTCTTTTCTGAACGGTTCCTTGAAAGTTCTCCACTCTCGTAAAGATAATTGTGGTTGTTTGCCTTCCTCATAAGGATATAACATCCAAGTCATTGATGCGTTACCTGTATTCACTCCAAGTTCTTGCAGGTGTTTCGTTTTTTCAATCGACAGCACATTCTCCAATATTTCCATCCGTTAAAATATTTTTAGTTTTATTTGATACGCTTGCAGTAATATATCTGTTCGTGGTTCTTATATCAGAATGACCAGCCATAGATTTTAGCTCTGCTTCTGGTATTCCCATATTAGCCCATCTGGTAATAGCTGTTCTACGTCCTGTATGTGTTTTTATAAACTGGTACTTCGGACCTTTCATAAGTACATTTGCCCGTCTTACAAATACCTGCTTGTTTATACCTGCTCTACATCCAAGAGTTGGTAGAACTTCATTCATTGTTGTCTTTAACGAAGATTCTATGTTGTATTTATCAAACGATCTAACCTCTTTTATCATTTCTATAATCTTGGAAGGTACGGGAACCTCAACGTTCTTACCTGTCTTTTTTGATATATACGAAATAACATTTCCTTCCATCATAGAATCTTTCAATCTGAAAATATCGGAATATCTCATGGCAGTATAGCATTGGATCAGAAACAATTTCTTTACTATTTTTTCTGTAACGTTAAACGGCTCGACATTCCAGAATAATTCTATTTCTTCATCCGTAAGAGATATATTTGAAGGAGATTTTACGTTCAGTGAGATAATATAATCATTGATATATTTGCTCATCTCTTTTGATTCGGACAATATTCTTTTAAGCATTAAAAGATATGCCTTTTGGGATGATTCGCTTATCTTTCTCTTTGATTTTATAACATTGATCATATCATCTATCATATCACGATTTACAGGCTTTTCAACGGACGGAACTTCCTTGAACGTAGGAATGGCATCATTAAAATCATACTCGTCATAAAGCTGATTGGTAAGATATGGCATTATATGTTTGGATAATGCTTCAAATCTTACCTTTCCGCTTCTTGTCTTTGTATTATTCAATTTTTCTATCAATACGCCTACAGTCATAATTGAAGGGCTATATTCGTTCTGAATTGTTTCAAGTCTGTTTTTTAAATCCTCAATCAACCTGTTCTGTGATTCTATCGTCTTGTTTAACCTATCTATTGTTTCAGCGAGAATCTGAATTGTTTTTTCTTCGTTTTCCATAAGTTATATATTTTTGTTGCAAAAATAATAAAACTGTATATTCGATAGGTTAAACAATAGTTAGCAACTCTTAAAAATGTTTACTACTCCCATTAATTTATAATTACCCTCTTCATTAATAATACATATAGGAGCATTATTCTCAGGATTGGTATATGCCAATGTGACATAATCCCCAGGGAACACTTTCAATGCGTTAATCATCTTTTCAATATTCAGATTGCAATCCAAACGCCCTTGACAATGATCTTCAATTCCGACATTTTCCGAAATTTTATATCCTGCATCATTTGTGTATGTTATATCCATTTTATTATCTCCCTCCCTGCAAACAAAATGTGATATATTATACACATCTGACATTACCTTTATTCTTGAAAGGGAATCTATCAAGTCGCTAGTTCTTGCTTTAATAAAGTAATTAAAGTTTGATTTTATATTGTTTACCAATGGTGTGTAGTTTACAAACTTAACCTCCATCAGCGTACAATTAAAGACAGAACCGAAATCCCCATAATATATAGACATCACCCTTTCATCATCAGATACAGAAACAGTTACATTTTCTTCTGACAACATTTCAAGAAAGGATAACGCTTCCTTTACCGATGTAGGCATTACATTTATGCACAAGTCCTTTGATATATCCGGCTGACATTCTATAACATCTCTTACAAATACAATCTTATCGGACGAACATATATCAATGCAATTATTGGAACAAATAAAATTTATCCCCACTCCACTAAGGCTGGTCACAACGTCACTGATATCATTAAATCCTATATTCCTTTTTAATGCTCTATACAGATCATTCCTGTTCACGTTGACCCTTATCCCGGTACCACGCTTACCCATTTTAATATCAGGATAAGATTCTACATCTTCCGCAAAGAAAGATGCCTCACTGCCATTGTAAGAGAATATTATATCCTTATCATATATCTTTACCGTAACAATGGAATCCTTTACTGTTTTGAGCAGCTTTACAAGTCTTATTCCGTCTACTGCAAACTCCTGTCCGTCATTACAGTCTGAATCAACAACGGGAATAATCAAACGCATCTCATTAAGGTTATTGTATGAAGTAACCTCTATTGAATTTTCTGATGCTACATATTTAAAACGGAAACATTTCAATATCGTCAAGCCTGTATCGGAAAGGCAGGCTTTGGCTGAGTTTAACGTTGAATATAAAACTTTTCTATCAAAAACTATCTTATTCATAAATGTAAAATTCAAATGTATTCAATCCAAGAAAAATGTTCTCTTTTATCAAGATAATCCATATCGTTCTCGTTATTATAGGCTTCCTTCTCAAACGATATGTTTCTAGGCATTAATGTACATCTTTACATACATTTTAGAACGTTAACCCGTTCAGGGCGATACCAACGCCCGCTATCGGCTATCACGAATGAATCACCGAATACTTTTCTACCAATATTAAGCGCACCGTTCACATCAGCATTGATAACTTTTCCAACTGCCGACTTGAACAGCCCTCGCTTGACACGCTTGCCGAGATAACTCTCATGCTTGCATATATCCTCCATAGATAGAGCGTCACATTTGCTAGTGTAACTTTCCTCATGTTCGATATAGCTGATACCTGCAAGTTCACACTTGTATCTAAGGCAGCTTCTCAACCTCGCAAAAGGGATGAATGTAAACTTCT